ATGTCAAAAATAATAATACATATTAGTGGGGTGTCTGGTGCTGGTAAAACAACTCTTGGTAATAAATTAAAAGATCAATTTAAGAATAAAATTGTAGTAAAAGATATTGATGATTTGCGTCGAGATTTTATTAAAAAATACTATGGTGATAAAAAATTTAATATTATTGATAAAGTGGAATATCAAAAATATATAGATAATTTTGTAAAAAAACATTCATCTAAACCTTTAATATTTGTAGGTTTAAATCATATGCCATGGTGGCATATTAATCATTATTATGATATGCATTCAACTCACAATTTTTTTATTGACTTGGATGATGAAACAATAATCAAACAAAAATGTAAAAGATTATTATTAGATTGGGCATCTGATGAAGAAGAGATGAAAATGTTAGTTAGTAATAATAAAAAATATATCGAAAATGTATCAAACGCTATTAATCAAGATTGTAATTTAAAAAAAACAAATAAGTTGAATAATAAATGGAGAAAGGATTATATGAAACAAGGTTATAAATTTATGTCCAGAGAAAATATTTTTAAAAATGTTTCAAAAATTTTAAAGGAGTAAAAATCGGCGTTTTAAATGTGCAAAGGTGTAATATTTGTAGGTTTAAATCATATGCCATGGTGGCATATTAATCATTATTATGATATGCATTCAACTCACAATTTTTTTATTGAATTGGATGGCGTTTTAAATGTGCGAAGGTGTAAAACATATTATAAAATTTTTTATAAATAAAATTTTATTTTATACTCAATCTCAATCTCAATCTCAGCTTAATAATTTACTTAATCTCTTATCAAGTTCTTCATGAGAACCCATTGTAAAGCGACCTAATCGATTTAATTTTTTATTTTGCAATTTAATATTTTGATTAAGTTCAGAAAGCACAGTTAAAAATTTTGTATCGGTCTCTGAAAAAGGTTCAGAGGTTTTTTGACGTTCATAATTCACGATGATATGATATAATATCTTCCGATATCCATCATATGCATTTGTTGATTCAGTTTGAGTCCAGGTTGGATTAAACATTAAATCTCGTAGTTTACCCGCACACATATAGATTACCTTTGCATTAACTAATCCCCTAGCAAATAACAATCCCAGAAAATTTGTAAACCCTTTGAAATTATCAACTCGATAAGAGTTATTTTCATCAAGTAATTTTAATGGATCTGAAAAATCATCAAAAAATTTCCTACATAAATCTAATAACACTGATGAGAATTTAATTTCTTTTGAATTCTCCGTAAGTTGTAAGGGAAAAAAATCAACAATAATATTAATATAAATATCAGTTAATGATGATTGTCCATTTGGTAATTCAATACCCTTTACTCCAATAACATCTGTCATTGCTCTCATAATAATATCTGTTGCTAATGTTATAAAATGTTCTCCTTTGGAATATTCCAATAATTTTAAGTTTTCTAATATCTGGATATAATTTCTTTGATTTACTTTATTAAGATTTTCAATGATACTATTTTTAAATATAATATCATTTGGATTGCGCCCATTTAAAAAACTTTCAATGATATTACTAGATTCTTTTAGTAAAGTATCTCTAAAATAGATATTACCTCCAATTTCATTACAATATGATTTTAAATTAGGTGGCAGCATCATATTAAGATCCTTATATTTAAGAAATTCATCAAGATTATATGATATATTAATTCCTAAAGCCATCTTTAATAGTATATTAATCATATCTTATCTATAAGTATTTTAATTGAATATAAATCAATTTTTATATTCAATAATTACAACTTAAAAAATTGAAATTTATATCTGTCTGAAATCTCTTCTTGATATAACAATTAAAACAATAGGATGTTAATGTAGCATTAGTAAAATGTATATCAACGGAATTGATGTTATCATTTAACAGGGAAGAATTAATTTCCCCCCCTACATTCGGCTAAAGTGGTTGCCATTCTGTGAGAAAACTCGCAGGATTTTTGCCCAATTGGAATACCAAAAACTAGAATGGCTTGTTTTGGTGCAGGACCGAATCCTGTTTTTTGCTTAAGAGAATAAGATCAGGTGATAGAATAAGATCGGGTGATAGAATAAGATCAGGTGGTATACAAATTTTAAATGTTTTCTCAAAATATTTGAGAGTTTATGTGATATTTATTTATTATCAAATGAAGATGATATTTAATGTCAGATTTTATATAAAAATTATATAAAAAATTGAAATTTATATCTGTCTACATATTCTATGTATTTTTTTATATATTACCTGCCATCTTACATAGAATATCGTTTTAACATATGTAAGAGGGCTATAGCTATCGTTTTTTTCAGTCGCACTGTTTTTCAGTCGCACTGTTTTTTCAGTCGCACTGTTTTTCAGTCGCACTGTTTTTCAGTCCCCGACTGTTTTTACCATGGCTACTCCCGCAGAGACCCACACCCTCACATCTAAGTACAAAGGACATACTACGGTTTTTATCGTACAAAATATGATCCGAAAATGTACCCCCGAAGAGACATCAATTGCCGCCGAGAATGACCTTGTCCTTATTCCATGCGGAGAGGATTATAAACAGGTGCGGTCATTTTTTGCCGAACTGAAACGGCATGTCCTTCCAAGGGTCCCACCTCCCCCTCCTTCTGAACCTTTCTACAGGGGAACATTTTCTCAGTTTTTGAAGCCGCAGAAATTTACTCCGCATACTCCAACGCAACGTAAATTATGCGGAATACTTCCGCACCCTTTGACCCCGATGACGCGAGAAGTCCTTTGTGCGACGATCAAAGATTTAAGGAGGTTTTCTTTAGAGAACCCTGAGTTTGACCTGCCAAAAGACATTACTTTTATTGTTGAGAATGTATTTTTTAACAATGTAGAAGGCGACCTTTTGGCAATGACTCAGAGCAAACTTCCTAGGATGCCCGATATTCAAGATCGTTTGGAGGTTGATTCTGCGATTGATGGACCGGAAGAAACTCAACAAGCCATTCTCGCAGCTGTATCATTGTCTCGTGCCGAGAAGATTGCTTTGATAAAGGGACCCGTTCAGAATGTCCCTCTTTGTGCAAATCGAGAATGCCAAACAAAGTGGAGGTACTCTTTGGAAAACTTTCTGGGACAGTTTCCTCAAGATGGATGGGTTTTTGGCAAGGTTGTGCGGGGTAAGTTTACCCCCGCGACTCCTTCTGAAATTGCAGCTTTAAAAGCTTCCAAGGCTGGAAGTTTTGCCAAATTGTACCCCAGTCTTTGCAGGAAATGCACCTTTTGCGAAGAATTCAATTCGTATAGCTTTTATCAGACTTTGTGGAAGGTTGCTGGAGGGTCTACTGAAGCTTTGCAAAAGATGATGCATACGATTATCATCGACTCTTTACGAAAAGTGGATCGGACGGTCCTATTCTGCACCGACGTCTCTTGCACTTTTGCTTCGACCGGAATTCTGTGCACAATGACTGATATGGAAAAAGGGTTCGTACTTTGCCCTCGTTCAGGATGCATCTCAAAAATTTGCACCCTATGTCGAACATCAATTGTATCGGACCCGCATCATTGTCCCAAATCAATGACAACTCTCATGATGATTGCCCGATGGGAATGTCAACAATGTCCCAAGTGCGAGGTTCTGACAGAGAAGATCGGTGGTTGTGATCATATCACATGTCCATGCGGTGAACATTTTTGCTATATCTGTGGGGAAAGTTATCCCGGAGGAAATGGCATTTATGATCATATCTACGAGTGTCACGAGTCGCGGACTACGTTTAATGCAGAAAATCTGGTTATGAACCCATTAGAACGCTACAATGCATGGAAGGCGACCCAGACCGATGATGCCAAACTCGCACAACGGGAACAGCGAGAACATGAGGCACAACTCGCTCAGCAGCAGTGGGAGATTGAACATGAACATGAACAACAGGAACGCGAACTCCGGATACGTCAGGAACGCGAACATTGGATACGTCAGGAACGCGAACGTCAGGAACAAATGCGAATTATTCGTGAACGTCAGGAACAAATGCGAATTATTCGTGAACGACGGGAACGTCAGGAACGCGAGGCTCAGGCTCCGGCTCAGGCTCAGGCTCCGGTTCATCGAACTCCGGCTCAGGCTCAGGCTCAGGCTCCGGCTCAGGCTCGGTTCATCGAACGTCAGGCTCAGGCTCAGGCTCAGGCTCAGGCGCACCGTGAGATGGCAGCAAATGATCGTGATCAACAAGTATGGCTAATGCAAAGACGACACCAAAGGGAACTTGATGAAGTTCAAAGGGAATTGACTAATGCATATGATATGGAAGAATATGAAGGAAGAATATTGTATTTACGCCGTGAACGTGAGGGATTGCTTCGTGCACATCAAGAAGAGATGCGGAGATACCTTGTAATTCCGCCCGAACATGCTCAGACTGTTCAGGCTCCGGGTCCGGCTCCGGTTCATCGAGCTCAGGCTCTGGCTAGATTGAACATCATTGTCACAAACCCTCCATATGGTGGGGATCGTCAAGCTCAGGCTCAAGCTCAGGCTCAGGCTCAGGCTCAGGCTCAGGCTCAGGATTTGGCTAGATTGAACGTCGTTTTCGGGAACCCTCCGTATGGTGGGGAACGTCAAGCTCGAGCTCAGGCTCCGGCTAGATTGAACGTCGTTTTCGGGAATCCTCCATATGGTGGGGAACGTCAAGCTCGAGCTCAGGCTCCGGTTCATCGAGCTCAGGCTCCAGCTAGATTGCCCATTGACGATGATGACGATGATGGTTTCCCTCCATATAACCCGGATGATTTTGCATAGGGATTTATTTTAGGTAGATTATAGTTAGATTTTATTTATTTTAGTTAGAAGTAAAAATCTTATTAAAAAATCACACCTTATAAAAAAATCTTATCATCATAATTAAACAAACCTCTTTTATTATCTTTATCTTCTGTACCTCCTGTACCTCCTGTAAAGAATACTGGTTCATATAGATTATCTTTATAGGATAATATGATTTGTTTGGAAGTTTTATTACGGGTATTATTCTTAATTATGCGATCATTTTCAAAGTAATTTATAATTAAACCATCACAAACAGTATTTTCAATATTACCAATTTTATTATAAATTTTCATTTTTTTACCAATCGTCATAATATCTTTATTAGATAACTTAGAATCCTCTATCATCTCGATTCCAAGATCCGAGAATAAATCATTCGGACTCAATGTCTGAGGTATAGCATTGGATGATTTTAAAATATGATGAAGAGAGTTTAGGAAGGAATATTTATCATTATATTTTGAATTAAGTCGAGATATTTGAAACCCCCCTTTCATCGTTGTCCCGGTTTTGGTCTCAGTTTTGGTCTCAGTTTTGGTCTCAGTTTTGGTCTTGGTTTCTTTTTTAGACCTTGTTCCAGTTTCTCTTTTTCTAAAGATTGCATATCTATGCAAATTAGTATATTTATAGCAACTTTGATTAATCTCTGTACCTTCATAATAGGTTGCAACATCTAATAAGAATTGCTGAGTCTTAGGATTTGACATTGACTTAGCATACGTCAAAAAATGCTCCCTATGTATCATAAATTGATTTTCAAATAAATCAGTCTCGATTAATTCTAATCCGCAATCTCTTAATAACTCTTCTTTAAGAAAATTAATATCTACCAAATATTCCTCCTGATACGTTCCTTCTTCAAACATCCACGCTCCAAATATATCAATAGGATTACCTAAACCAATAACTTTATCTTTTAATATTTTTTCTTGGTCATATTTTGCAATAATCTCAAAAAGTTTGTGTCTGACACCTTTTGCATCGGTATAGAATTCAGTATATGAGGATTGTTTATTTAAGATTTTTAATACTTGTTTTGAATCAAAACAACTTATCATAAAATATCCACCATCTTTTATACACATATTGAGATTAGATTTAATATTTGACCACGATTCATCATTTTTTAGAAAGTAATGAAATGCCATCTGGCAAGATGCGATATCAAATTTCCTCATATTCTTACCAAAAAATTTCTCTAAGTTTGTCTTGTTTTCTATATTCATCCCACCTAATGCCAAATTTTGGTCATCAAAATTTAATTTTGTTCCACCATCTGCATGAATAAAAGTCATCTTTGGAAATCCTGGATTTTGTTTACGAAATTTATTATATCGAGACAAAGCACCATTTATAGGGTTATATAAACCATCTTTATCAATATCAAAACCAACATATTCTGATAATTCTACAAAATACATCTTACCAATATCTCCACCTACTCCACATGCAATATCTAACATATAATCCTTTCTATCTAAATGATATTCTTTGTTTGGGTACGTATATATAATACATGATTTTATCCAATTGTGAAAAGCTCTCATCGATTTTGCAAGATTTGATACTTTCTGATAATATGCATCTTGTCTAGATGATGATACAATAAGTTCATGTCCAATTTTTGAACGAAGTTCTTCTAACTTACGATCATATATATATGAATTTTTTTTCGGATCGTTCCCTTTAGCAAGTTCTATAAAATCGGTTATTAAGATTGGTATCTGAATAGATCGCCATACCTTTACTGCGACATCAAGGTTATTACCATATTTTTTACCATATCTTAAAACACTTTCTGTTTTATCGTGACGAGTCCTTATAGGAACCCAACGGAATCTCTCGGGGATCAATACAGGTTTTTCATCGGTTTCGGTTAGGGTTGCATTATTATAATAGAATTCAACAACCGTATTATCCAAAAGAATATTATTATCAAGATCTCTTACTTCTCCATTCGTCTCAAATAGATATGCCCAAAACATTTCTTTATCTTCTAAAAATAAATGTGGAACTTCTTTCGAACCGACATATTTCCCTGCGTATAATTTACATATTCTATAAGGTTTATTCCTAACGTACTCATCTTCTGATAATGAATTATCATAGACGGTTAAAATCTTACCATTTTTATCCTTTTCAAATTGAATATAAAAGTCAATTGAATTTTTTACAGGGGGTTTCCATTTATAATCGATTAATCTGGATTCTCTTGTTGTGACATAGGGTTGATTTAATGCTTGAAAAATTAATCCATCTAATAAATAGGGGCACTTTACATCAGGCATCTCCATAAGAGTATGATATATATTTTTAGCATACGAATAGATTTCCCATTTTACCGATCCAGTAGCCTCAATAAAATATTTTGTTCTGATCAATGGATATGCTTTAGCTTCTAACATATCTTCGTTAAGAGCAGCCATATTTAATTTAATTTCTTGTTCATGAAATTTATTTATAAGTTCTAAATTAAACTCAGATGATGATTTATATGGTTTACGTTTGTATCCTTTTTGTTTGTCAAAGATAAACGTATCTTGGACTAATTTATCAGCAAATTCCAATCGTTTCATAAGGTTGGGTTCCGGACGGATATCCCTCGATCCTATAAACAGTGCATCAAATATCATATATAAATGTCGATTTAATTTATTAACAAATATATATTCGCCATCCAATATAGTACCATCGTAGGATGACGTTTTGAGATGGATTCCGCTATTTTTTACAATAAGATTCGTATTGATAAAATATACATGAGATTTTACAATGATTAGGAAATATCTATCCCCATCAGCTTTATCTGTAACCGCATATTTATCGGGAATAATTTCAGTAAGGTATTGTATTTCCAGTGAAATAGGTTGTCTGGCATCTAAACTAATTGCCTTTTCGTCAAGATTAGCAATATTTTTATAAGAAGCAAGAACTTCAGTTATCATACTTTGTGTAATAATATAATTACTTTGTTGGATAATTTTATGGAGAATCAAACTCTGTTCTAATAGTACATTGAGAGATTCTAGATTAGGAGAGGATTTAGTCTTGAGACCATACTCTATCTCTAATTCATATCCTCCCAACATTTGATTAAGTTGTTTATAATTTTTTGTAGTTTTAGTCATTGTAAGATCTATTCGAATAAAATCATCCTTGGTATCCTGAATAAAAATCGTGGAACGTTGTTTTAAACGAAACATAATCTTATCCATATGTTCATAGGTAATAGATTTTGTCAGTTCATAATCTTTTGAAGAAAATGTTTCTTCAGAGCTTAATTTAAATCGACTTAATAAATCTTCTACATCTACAGTATTCGATGTAGAGCGTGTTTTCTTTTCCAATCGTATACCGGTTGCTTTTTGTTCGACATAGTTAACAAGACTAGAAAATATAACATGAGATTTATATAAATCTAATTTTGCAATATATTTATTAATATTCTCTGCTGATTGAATAGTCGCCCTATATGATGTACCTTCATCGTACGAAAATATAACATCTAGTGTATCTTCTTGGATGATTTTATTTTTACTAATCACTTTTAAATATTTAAGCAATAATATATATTTTTCTTGCCCATAATATTTACCATTAGGATTTTTGAAAAGCAATTCAAATTCGTCCCCAAATGTCGTTTTTTGAAATAAATCTTTTATTAATTTATACGATTCACCATATATTTCTGCTAGATTAGATTTGGTCATTATATAATATATGTTTATATTTCTTTAATCGATAAAATAAATATAAATTATTTTTATAAATTATATTTATATTTATAATTATTCAATTTTTTATATTTTTAAATTTATATAAAATCATATAAATCATATAAATCATATAAATCATATAAATCAGATAAATCATATAAAATTGATTTTATTTAATATTATCATATAAAGTTTTTAATATGATAATATAATATATTATTATAATGTCTTCTCCAAAAAGTTTATCTAAATTTAGTCCTTATTGTATTGGTATCCCGCCCTTAGATAAATCTATATTAAATTCAGAACCATCTATTACTCTAATTCAATCAATTGATTATCCGAGAAATTCATTAGGTTTTCAGCATTATTTACACAATATAAAACGTTTATTATTTCCTGTAATAAAGAAATTTGAAGACAAAAAAAAAGTATATCTTGTATTAAATCCATTTGAATCAATTATAGATGATTATGACAAAAGTATAGGGGACCTTTCAAAGGGGTATCTTGGAACGGAAGTTCTTTCGCAAAGTTTTTATAAATTATGGGAACTATTATTTATGTTCGACCTAATAAATTTATCGGAAACAGGTTTTGTCTCGGCGCATATCGGGGAGAAAGATGGATCGTTTATTCAAGCAACTATTTTATTTCGTGAAAAATATGCATCGAATACTAAAACAGATTCTGTGTATGCTATCAACATAGATAAATCTTTTACTGATTCACATAAAATAGAACTAGATCCATCTTTTTCTAAAACTAAGACAAATGCTAAATTAACTGTCGTAGATAATGTAGATAATCTAGATAAGATAGATAAGATAGATAAGATTAAATCCAAGGTAGATTTTTTAACAGCAAATATAGATTATGATTGGGTATATGAAATAATTCAAGAACAATCGTACTCAAAACTATTACTCAAACAAATCCTAATATCTATTCAGATCCTTGCGAAAGGAGGGTCATTTATTTGCAAATTCTATGAAACTTTCACTACGACTTCTACCAAATTAATATGTATTTTGTCAGAATGTTTTGAGAAAGTATTTTTTGTAAAACCTATGACTAGTAAAACATCAACTCCTGAAAAATATGCCGTTTGTATCGGATTTAAATTTGGCGAAACTCATGTTAAATCTCATACAAAAATTTTAGAGAATATGCTTGACCAAATTTTACAAAATCCTAAATTAAATATTGGAGACCTATTTAACTCTTACCAAATTAATAAACAAATCTTAGATAGAATTACCCAACTTAATATGGATACAGGAAACGTACAATTTAAACAGATTGGTGAGATTATAACTTTTATCGAATCTCAAAATTATTATGGTGATATCTATCAAAGTTCTAGAGATTTACAAATAGAAGCGGCAAAGTTTTGGACAGAATTATTCTTCCCATCAAAATCAGAATTCAAACAAAATAAAGCCCGTTCAAATGATATATCTTTTACCTCGAATAAAATGAATGTGGATAAAGCAGTTGCCCTTGGGAAAGTTCTTATCTAAAAGTTCTTATCTAAAAGTTCTTATCTAAAAGTTCTTATCTAAAAGTTCTTATCTAAAAGTTCTTATCTAAAAGTTCTTATCTAAAAAGTTGAATAATTATCTATCTATGAATAAATATCTATGAATAATTATCTATCTATGAATAATTCTTTATTATATCTTATTATTCTTTATTAATTCTTATTATCTTAATAATAAATCTTAATAAAAATGGCTCAACCTAATCCTAATTCTAATCCTAATCCTAATCTTAATCTTAATTCTAAATCAAATCTTAAAGAAAAGAAAATTATGTCATTGAGTGAAATAGAACAATTATTCGCAAAAGCAACTTCTTTAATAAAATCGAATAATACTCAAAAAGGAATAAATATTCTAAAAAATCTTGCAACGACTTTATTATATGGACCAGCTATTACTTTATTAAATGAATTAGAACCAACGTTAGAAGCTAAGTCAGAAGCTAAGTCAGAACCAACTGTAGAAGCCAAGTCAGAACGTACTTTAGAATATCCGCATTCATTTGAAACGACCCGTTCTATTTCTTCTATCGTTGAAGAATTTACGGATATAGAAAAGGGAACGCATCTTGAGTCTCGAATAGAATCGATTATTGGACGAGTTGTATTAATTCGTACATCAAGTAAGAAATTATATTTCTATACGTTATTAATTGAGGGGATTGAATTTCAGATAATGGCACAAATTAATTCCTATGCCATAGCTGAAGATTTTTACAAAATAACTTCTCAGATTAATCGAGGAGATATTATAGGAGTAAAGGGATTTATTGCCAAGACAAAGATTGGTGAATTATCAATCATCGCATCTAATATAGTTGTATTAACACCATGTCTCGGAGTAATCCCCCATTCTTATTATGGGATTGAAGACAAAGAAATACGATACAATAAAAGATATTTAGATATGATTGTTAATCCTAGTGTTCAAGAAATATTTGTTAAACGACACAAGATAATATATTTTATTAGGAAATTTTTAATCGAAGAACGAAATTTTATCGAAATTGAAACTCCAATGATGTCCGGTTCTGTAGGTGGAGCTGCTGCAAAGCCATTCATAACGTATCATAATGATTTACGACAAGAAATGTTCCTAAGAATAGCTCCAGAACTATATCTCAAACAATGTGTAATTGGAGGCTTACCTAGGGTATTCGAACTTGGGAAACAATTTCGCAATGAATCAATTGATTTGACTCATAATCCTGAATTTACATCAATTGAATTATATGAAGTTGGTTCAGATTATGTCAAGTTAATGTCAATGACGGAAGATTTTCTAGAAAAACTTGCCTTGCATATTAATGGGACTACTAAATCAGTATGGATGAAAACAAAGATTGATTTTAAAGGACCATATCCTCGATTAGATGTGATGGATACTCTGGAGAAACAGATACAAAAATTACATAATATGCCATCATTTAAATTACCTCTCTTAGATTCCCCTTTGATTGATGAAGAGTATTCTTCTATATTATCAAAGTTAGATATTCGATTAGACCCACCTCATACTCTTAATAGGATGATGGATAAATTAATTGGTACCTATGTTGAACCTCTATGTATACAACCAACCTTTTTAATTAATCATCCTCAAATAATGTCTCCTCTTGCAAAGCCACATCGTTCCCTGCCAAATCGCACCGAACGTTTTGAATTATTTGTTAATGAAAAAGAATTATGTAATGCCTATACTGAATTAAATGATCCTCTTCTTCAAAAGAATATTTTTGCTCAGATACAAAAACAAAAATTAGGAGGGGATGACGAGATACCCCCATCGGATGATAATTTTATTCAAGCCTTAGAGATTGGTTTACCTCCAACTGGAGGCTGGGGTATGGGAATCGACCGACTTTGTATGATGTTATTAAATCAAGATTCCATACGGGAAGTTATCATGTTTCCAACTCGTCGAACTTGATAACTTTACGTACTTAATTATATTTTTTTATAAGTTTAATAATAAATTTTTTATTTATTATTAATATATCTAATCAATATCTAATCAATATCTAATCAATATCTAATCAATATCTAATCAAAATCTAATCCAAATGTCCTTCCTCTCTCAAAGTTTTTTCTAGATTAGCCTTTCCTCCAAACGTCGGATAAAAAAATCGTTCATTCTTATCCTCTACAAATTCATTATGAACTTGTTCTAAACTAACTTTCCCCATTTTTACTTGTTGTAATGATTCTAACATTTGAATAATCCCTTTTAAATTCTCTCTACGATTCTTTTCATCTGATAATAATTTAATCATTGATGATGGCAACATACTAAAATTTTCATATAATGAATTAAGATAATGCGGATAACTATCTGCTCTCATTTTAACAGTATCCGGCGAATCATAAAATTCAATAAAATCCAATACTTTCTGAGAAAGTAATACTACATCTGGGATTGCATCCACAGACATAACTCTTTTAGCTTCATCAGGAGCATCATTCTCAGAGACCACACTAAGATTTGATTTTGAGTTTATCGTAATATTTGACATTATAAATAATTAATATAATAATTTCTTTATATGAGTTATCGATTTCTACTAATACATATTTCAGAATTTCTAACCTGAATATTTGCTTCTGAATCAATATATTTCCTTGACATATGTTTGACACATGAATAGGAGCATAAGATTAATTCATAATTCTCAAACCAATGTACCCTATCAATGTGCGTATTGATTAGTTCAATAAATTGCAAAGATCTAATTCTTGGTAATCTTGAAAGACCGGATGAATTAGCTATAAGATGTCTTAAAATTTGATTTTTAGCTAATTCATCAATATTTGATAAAGTTGTCAGGGTTATATCAAGGAAATATAATCGAGGTTGTTCGGCAATAGATTGTAAAGGGTTATCAATCGTAGTTAATTCTCTAAGATTAGGATAAGAACGAATACGTGTAATTTTATTAGATGAACAATGCATCAATTCGAGATTTGAATAAGAGGGGATTTCTGTAAGAGAATTATTGGAACATTTTAATCGATGTAAGTTGATATTAGAAGGTAATCGAGTAAGGAGATTATCTTCGATTGTTAACTCTATAAGATTCTGACCGACTATTATTTCATCGATCTGATTAGATGTCGCATCTATCGTTGAAAGATTTACTATTGATGAAAGGTCTAATTTCCCTTTAAGATTATTTTTATTTATAAATAAATGTCGAATATTATTTAATGTTTGTATATTTAATACAAACATAATATCAGATAAAGCAAGATTTGAAAAATCTACATAAGACATTTTACTTCGATTTGCTTCTGATAATCTATATTCGATTGAGTTATTTTTTTTGTCGTATTTCTCATCAATTTCATAAGATAATGTTGGGTCTAAATTCATATATAAATATAATTATTTTATATTTATATTATTATTTAATTATTTTTGTTTATTTTTTCAAAATTTCTTGAATTAATTCTTTCTTATTTTTTAATTTACCATTTGATTTAGTATTAATATTCGCAGATGTTGCCACTTTTTGAATTTCTTTCAGACTCATTGATAAATATTTGGATTCCATTGATTGTTCATCGGTATAGGATTCATCAAATTTATTAATCGTATTATGCTCAGTAATCTCTGTAATCGTAGATTCTTTATCCGAGGTCGGAGTAGGTGTATCTACTTTGTCTGATTTAACTGATTGTAGAACAATCGAATCAAAATTTTTAACATTTTTAATATATTTTGATAAGTCTGCAGAACCTATTGTAAAATTATTCGCAGTAATTTCGTTAGAATTTATCAGAAAAGATTTAATTGGTTCATCTTTAAAATTAAAAAATTGAGAATTTGGGGTAAACACTGGATAAAATTCAGAATTATATTTATATAAAATTATATTCTTTTTAAATGGTATATACTCACCCCCTTCATAACAAAATGTTTTTGATAATTCATCGAAATAAAATATATTAATATGTAAATAATCTCCTGCAAATCGAATAACATCTTTTGTAATATTATTAGCCAAAATATCTTTATAGATAGTATTTTTATTTAATTTTAATTTTGAATAAGAATGTTCTTTAAATCCTTCATTTTGAATATCTATTGCCATGAATTCAATAAGTTTTTTGACAAGGTCATTTGTTAAAGTATTCAGACAGAATAGGATAGATTTAAAAAATGTATTCGATAGAGGAGGTGTATCGCCAACATCTTCTTCTGAATTTAATTTTAGATTTATTATTCGTAAATTAAGTTTTGTTTTGTGAAATGAGAAAGTATTTAAAAAATCTGGGTCAAAAGTAATTATTTCTTCATAGCAAAATGAAGATAATTTTTCATAAAAAGTCTGAATTGGCTGAATCTTAGGTTGAGACTTTGATAGGGTCTTTGACAGGGGCTTTGTCTTAGTCTGAATATCAATATTTGGTTCTACCATATTAATATTTTTCATTTGAGATAAATTTACTTTGATAAATTCTAATAAAGACATTATAGATACTTTGTCATATATTGAGTTTGAGTTTGATTTAGATTCATT